TTCTGGCATCTGGAAAACGACTACCTAAACGGAGTTCCTGCTCAAGAACTGATTGCTGTGCGAACACATTGCTAGGAAGTTCAAGTGGGACTCTGCGAATCTCATTAGGCTTGCTGGAGCGCATAATTGCATCAGGTCCAAGGGCTAACTCCTGACTATCTAAAGGCATCGCTATCGGTGCCTGTACTGATTTGGTTGCTGCTTCAAGTGAAAGTAAGGCATAGCGTGCCTTAGCAACTTGAATAGCCAGTACATCATCAAACTGACCACGGGATTGGTCATCTAACGAAGGTCGTTGTACAACACGAATCATGCACTCGCCCATCATATTCTTGGCACGCTCAAGAACAAGATTGTTTTTCTGTGGCATGAATAGGACATCTTGGTCTTTATCATGAAAACGAACAATCTCGGACACGGTTGTCGTATTGTTTTTATCGTAAATTAAGTGCGCTAGTTCTGGATACTTAGCCATTAGTTCTTCTGTTGGTTTATTCATGCGTTGGAAGAACATAGTTACACGACCATAACGGTCAATAACTGGGTAAGAACCTAATGAATCAAAGAATTTAATGCGAGGCATGCTCTCATCAATATCAATTTCAACCTGTGCTGGTACAAAACCGTAGGTTACATAACGGTCTGCAGCATTAAACATCTGGGTCTGTAGGTCAGAGAAGTTAACAATACCGTTAACAATTTCTCCACGCTTGTCAGCCTTTCTACGGGCTGTTTCTGAAACCATAGATGTTGAAGTACATGAAAACGATGGTAAAGGTGCAATAACTTCTGCAATATCACGGGCAGCAATATCTACCATATTTGCCACGATAGGATTCTCAAAAGGACCATCGGGGAAAAGGTCTGGGTAAACATCTCGCATCTTGCCTTGACGAACTTGGAGAACTTGATTCATGCGCTGGTCACGGTCATCGTACATACGGCGATAGCGGTCATAATAGTTCTTAATTTCTTCAACGGTAAGTGCCATGTTCACCTCCTATCTTAGTTGTATGCGTAATCACTCAAGTTAACGGTGACTTGCTGGCTTTTGTCATATTTTGTTTGAAACATATTTGTGTAACTATGATTGCGAGCAAAATTGCTTGCGGTTGCGACTCTATCTCGTACTGCTAATTCAGTAAACCAAAGTGCCATAACGCAGTCTGTCTTTTGACTTCGTGGGGCTTCTGGGTACCAAGTAATTAGTTGCTCAATAAGAGCCTTTAATCCTTCGGACTGATGCGTAGATGGAAACTCAATAAGGTTTAAGCCTTCTTCATAACCATGGAACAATGTTGTAAGGGATGCGACACCAAAGTCAGTATCCCATTTATTGTTTCCAGTATGGTGTTCCTTAAGTATCGCACCCCTTGCTTGTAGGTATTCTCGTACCTCACGGTCCTGAGTTAACATCGCTTGAAATGCATTTTTTTCAACACGCCACTCAGAAATTGAATATTTGTCTGTCCAGTCTTTAATCAATTCTCTTATCTCGTCAGGCTTCATGCCTTGTTTGTTCGACACATCCAGCACATATCTCTTTTGAGTAGATACATCCACACCAATACAGACAGCAGCGGTATGCCCAGCCATGGCGGGGTCAAGCCCAGCAACCACAACAAGCCCATCCATCCCAGCAAGTCTGTTGCCTGCCTTATTCTTCGGGATGATGCCAATATTGCGAGCGCCGTTAATAACGCCTTTAACTGAATCCTGCGGGAAAGCGCTATCTTCATGTACTTGTTGTTGTTGATAAACCATCGCCCACAAGTTGGGTGACATGCGACTTCGTTTACGATTGAGCGCCGTGCCTGTCCACTTGTCGTAGAGTCCCTCAGAATCTGGAGTACCATTACCAGACACTGGGGGCATATTCGTTTTCGCCCAAAGAGTAACCCAATCAGTAGGGTCATCTGTAAACTCCAATACTGCGGGTTGAGCGAAGTAAGTCCAAGGAGAAGTTTCATCGGGATAACGCATGGGGTCACGGAGTTCGGAATATAAATCCTTGGGGCGTAATCTTGTGCCCACTACCAATAATTTTCCGCCATCGTTATCTATACGGGACATAACCTCTGATTGAATCCAGTCAATCTGTTTTTCGTACTCATGGGCGTTGGTATGGTCAACACAGTCATCCATGATGATTAGGTCAGCACGAGCACCGTAGATATGTCCACGAATACCAATGGCTTGAACCGTTGGGTCTTTTTCACCAGAGTCACGAGATTCTGATGATAGGTAAATTAAGTCCTGCTTCCACGAATCAGAGTTCTTTTCAAATCCGCCTGGAGGTCCAAAGGCGAGGTGTAAGTCCTGATAACGAGGATGGGTGAGTCTGTTCTTGATGGAGAGCAGGAACTTTTGCGCCATAGCCTGGGTCTTAGAAACAACCATGATTCGGATGTTAGGGTTTTGGCAAATTCGGTAAACAGCATAGTTGACTGTAATAGTCGTAGACTTAGCATGTTCGGGGGGAGTGTTTACAATGAGCAGGTCTTTATCGCCTGGCTCGTAAATGATTGAAGGGTGAACATCCGTAGGCACTCTGGACTCTAATAAATCAATCCAATGGCGTTGATGTTCAAATACTTGTACCCCAAGATATTTTAAAGAGAAATCATCAAAAGGTGGTACCTCTTGGGTCGGACCGCCTATCTCACCTCTAGCGGTCAATGCTCGCAGTTTGTCTATACCTGCAGCAAACTCAGGGTCTGTCTTACGGTAATACTCGTAAGTCTTGACACTTCTCCCAACGGCATCCATTGCTCGTTGGACCGAGTAGCCTTGCATGAGAAAATCTATAATCTGCTTTTTTATGGCATCCGACTTATGGGATGCAGCAGTAGTTCTTTTTCTTTCCATAGGCGTAGTGGCAATGCGACCTTATGGAAGCATTGCAGTTAATCCTTTCCTAACCGTAGGCTGTAGCCCCAAGGCGGAAGCCGTAGGTTAGGGCAATTACTAGGGGGATGCCTAAGGCATCCTAAATGCTTTTGTCGTAGGGCACATATTGTTTTGCCCTACATATACTATTAGGTGTCCAACGGACACTTATTGGACATTTATTTGCAAAGTATTTTTGCAGCGGTATACCTATTCAGGTATAACCGCAGGTCAGAGCCTATGTTTGTACCCCAGGGCTATCAAAGTTATGTGTGTAGATACACAGACACACAGACACACAGATATTTAAAAACCTGGGGTCAAACATTGCAGCCTTTTTGCTAGCGTTTAAACTGCTTTGCACTTGCTGCACTGGCTGGCAGCGCTAGGACTGGCAAGAACTATGCGCTGGCTTGGCGCTGACTCGCTGCTCGGTGTCATATCTGCCCCGACCTAATAATCGCAGCGCTTGTTTAAACCGCAGCGCATCGCCCCGACTTAGCACTCACCACTAGCGACTGCTAACCGCAGGCATCGCAATGGCATCTCACTATGTGATACGGACATCTCACAATGTGGCAGCCCCACGAATAGCCCCGATAAGTTACTCACCAGTAACACGCTAAAGTCAGTTGTTTAATATCACTTTAGAGCATCGCCACATTTGCACATCGCTGAAACCAGTATAAATCAATGACTTTAGAGCATTACTCGCCAGTAACATATTTATTTGCTGCTTGCCACTGCTTGAATAATCGGAGGCAATCCAACCAACCAACAATCGTTTAAACCCTCTAAAGCCAGTATAAATCAATGGTTTTAGGGGTGCTTGTAATTCTGTTTAAACTCGTTTACCTTTATCCCAGTGGAACAATCCACACCGACTGGAAACGGAGCAACATCATGAGAAATCGTGAGCAATGGCTAGCAGCGTTTGCATCTGCTGCAAAGCCTTCAATCGCTAGAAATATCAGCGGAGGAGGTGACGAGGAGGCTGCAATTCGCCTATCTTGTGGCTTCCCTCCAAAGACTGGTCGCAAGGCTGCAATCGCTGCAGTAGTGCCACCAACCGCTTCACAAGATTTCACTGCTGAAATCTTTATTTCACCAACCGTTGATGCAGCATCAAAAGTCGCTGCAGCAATAATCCCACTGCTTCAAATTGCCCAAAGTGGCAACTGGAGAAATGCAGCACCAAGCGTTGCAAAGCCACTGGACACCTTGCCTTCATGGGCACTGCCAATCCTTGAGCGCCTTGGCTCATATCCTCACGCTGCACTGGAAATCGCTGCAGCACCAAAGCAAACAACCCGACTAATTAAGGTTGCTTGTTTAAACGATAACTACATCGCAAGAATCTCTCGCTCCACCTTGGTCAATCTTGGCGCTCCAATCTGCCCAGTTTGCTCAATCGCACTTGTGGAGGCTAACTAATGACTACCTACGGACTGGAATTTGAGGTCGCTGGTATTTCAACCAGTGCTGCATCTGCAGCGCTAAATCGTGGAGGCATCGAGTGCATCGAGCCACGCAATCAACACCAAATCCACGAATCTTGGTCAAGCGTTTATGACGGTTCAGTCCGAGGTGCCGAGGTTGTATCTCCAATCCTTGGCGAGGAGCGTTTAAACGAGGCATCAACCGTTGCCCGTCTGCTTCTTTCAGCAGGTGGCAAGGTTGACCGCACAACTGGCTTCCATGTTCACATCGGAGCAGCGCAATTAACCACCGAGCACATCGCCCAGTGGTATTTGAACTGGAATCTTGTACACGAGGCAATCGGTGCACTGGTTGCCCCAAGCCGTTTAAACAACTCATACTGCAAGGTTCCAACTTTGCAAAATATCGACCGCAATGTTGAAAGAATCCGCAACGGTGAAATATCCGATGCCAACGGTGACCGTTACCAATCTTTCAATCTGCAGTCTTTCGGTCGCCATGGCACACTAGAAATCCGAGTGCACCAAGGCACCCTAAATGGCACCAAAGCAGTGGCATGGGCAAAGTTTATTGATGCCTTCAAAGATTATTCAGCCACCAAACTCATCACACTTGACGAACTCGGAATCAATGACCGTTTAAACAAGTGTGAATCCCTGCTAAACATCTTGATGCTGGCAGGTAATCTTGACCCAAAGACAGGTCAATATCTCAAAGACCGAGCAGCCTCAATCCAAGGCTAAGCAGGCAGCCTGCCCCAAGTGGGCAAGTGAGGGAGCGTTACCCTCAGCAGGCACTGGTAACCAAAAGTTACCTAAGGTACCAAAGTGGTACCGTTTAAACGAAAGGACTGGAAATGAAATTGATATGGACTGAATTAAAAGCAGCCGATATTGAGTCCAGATATTACTGGACAAAAGAAAATGGTTGGGTTGAAAAACAAATTCCAAAGCAACCCATTTACATTTTAAAGGAGAGTGTTTAAACATGAACAGCATCAATTACTGGTCAATCTTTGATGGTCGGGCTTTATTGCTGGTCATGCTTGTCGCTGCAACATGGGCATGGTATTACCTCACCAAATAGGTGTGGTACAATTCACTTATTAACTACTACAGACTGGAGAAATAAATTATGTGTGGTATCGCAGGCTTCTGCTTAAACCCTAAGCACAATCAGAATCAGACAGACCTAGCAGCACAGATGCTGCTGGACATTGAACATCGTGGTCAAGATGCCACTGGTGTGGCATGGATTAACCCAAGCACAGGCAAGAGGGTTATCACCAAGGCTGCAGTAGATGCAACTCGCTTCATTACTACAGAGGCAGGCAAGCGTGCATGCGCTGGCGCTACAACTGCAATCTTGCACACTCGCTGGGCTACACAAGGTGACCCAAAAGTAAACGATAACAACCACCCAATTCCTCGTGGCAAAATCGTACTCACTCACAACGGACACATCAGCAACGATGTTGCGTTGTTTAAACAGTTAAAGGTTCCTCGCATTGGTCAGGTTGACAGTGAGGCAGTGGCTGCATTGATTGCATTTACTAATGCGCCTATTGCCGAGGCACTCTCTCGTGTACA